GGGTAGAGAATACAGATGACTTTTTTACAACAGAAAGTCTCAAACTGTGTTCGCCCTCGTAGGGGCAAAGCCTCCGCTTGTAATATCGCGAAGAGCGTGAAGCGAGGTGTCCGGAAGGGGCCGCTGCAGAAACGTTGCAGCTCCTTCCGGACGGGGTTGACGGACCTTGTCCGGCGCGCCGCTGTTGATCTTGGCAAGATCTACGGCGTAAAGGTTGACCAGGTAACACTGGAAAACCTTTCCTGTAAACAGGCGCTGGACAGGTTTAAAGAGTGGACTGAGAGCCGGGCCGTCAGAACGGCTTTCAGTAGGTGTGGGAGGAGAGAGAGGGTGGGTGGACGGTTTGCCTTTAAGCTGCTGAAGAAGCAGCTTCCGCAGCCATGCGCGTGCTTTGGATCGCACGCCGACGCTTGGGCGGAGAGGCAAAGTAAGGCGGTTAACACAGAACTTCCGGATGGGTTTGTAGCCCATGTCACCCGGGAGGTTAATCGTATGTATCCAGAAGGCTGGGACGCATCCTATGTTGATGCTATCGGGCGGTTTGCTCCGCCTACCTCTGCTTGCGTAGAGGCGCCTGTTAAGTCGGGTGGTAGTAGATCGCAATGCGACCTTGACTGGTACTTACGCTGTGTTATTGGGGAGGACGATGACGATTTATTCTCTGAGCACTACGAACAGCCCCTCTCTTACAAAGAGGTGCTCAGTGCCGGGAAGATTCGCCCCCTCACAGTGACACCGAGGAGATTCAACGTACTCCGGCCGCTACACAAGATTATCTTTGATCGAGTGAAGCGCCAGCGTTGGTCTCTTATCGGACCGCCTACAGAGGAAAAGTTTCGGAAGGCCGGCTTCTATGGCAAGAATCCCTTTTTGTCGGGGGATTATGCCGGCGCCACCGATTCTTTAGACCTCTCCGTCGCGGGACTGATATTACGACTGATCCTGTCAAATTGTCGTACAGTCCCGCCCAGGGTTCAGGAACGTGCCACGGGTAGCTTGCACTCATTAGTGAGGATGAAACCCGGTGACCCTTTTGACAAGTGGGTCTGGCTACGTAGGGGTACTATGATGGGATGTTTGTTAAGTTTCCCCATTCTCTGCATTTATAACCGAGTCTGCGCGACGTTTACATTGGGAGATGTCCCGATGCTGATAAACGGCGACGACTTGGTTGCGGAGACCCCCGATCCCGAACCTTGGTTCAACACCCTTCCTTCTCTTGGTTTGCAGCCAGAACGCTCAAAGACGGGATACTCACGAGACGTGGCGGAGGTGAACTCTACGCCATTTGTCTTTCAGAAGGGGCGGCTCCGTGCCGTCCCGCTCGTGAGGACCCGCGTTCTGGCACCCAAGGCCGAGCTCGGCACGGTTGGTTCAGCCATGGAGACCTTTACGTCGGTCTGCCACGGTGCCATGCGAGCTCGTTGCGAGGATATCTTTCTTGCTCGGAAGAGAGATACAATTACTAAGTCCCTATCTATGGGGCTTACCCTCGCTGACCTTGGGTTTAGCGGTGAGCGTGCCTTAGTCGCCTTAAAGAGGAACGGCCTGTTACGAAAGGCTGTCGACTGGGCGGAGCGCCTCACTGCTACAAACACCCTCCCTGTTGCTCTACCAGAGCTTCGTGCCGCCGACGGCACCCTGAGACATCAGGAGAGACGAGTTACGGTATATTGTGACGTAACCTCTGAAGCTTACCGAAGACAGTCGCGGATGGACCAGTTGCAACATACTGGTGATCTCTTCGGTACGGTTGATCTCCAACACGAAAAGTCAATTATTCGTGTCAGCCGCTGGTGGGGCGATGTAGAGGCTTCGCGGCCGCTTGAAGCGAAGCCTTTACCCCTCACGCATTCGCGCTCCCTGTTGTTGTACGGCGGTGGTGCTCCTCTTGAGACCCCGCGAAGGCTCCAGCTCTATTTCGGTGAGCTTCTCTCTTGTCGAGCCTTTATGCGTCGTCTAACTTTACGCATCGTACAGCCTTGGGCGTGCCACGCTTCCCTCTCGGAGACGAGGGCGGCAAACCTCCCATCGGTGGAAAGATGGGGATTGTCCGTCGGCCCCTACAGCGAGGGCCGGGGCGATGACACGTAGGCGGGAACGGTTTGTGTCGTGAGTGATAATATCGCACACACTTCCCCTGCCGTAGGTGCTAAGCTTAAATGATTCGCGGTACGCGGACGATGTAACGGTGAGTCGTCTAGGTTCTGGCTAAAGGCCCGGTCGCAAGACCTACCACCAGGTAATTACCCTAGATCCCCTGCCGGGATTCGTTCCGCCACGCGATGCTCAGCCTGCGGCTTTTGGAGGTTCGGCTTTGGACGCGTCGGTCCATGTAAGTTGCTCCCCGTCGAGCTAGCCGAGAACGAGACCGAACCGGTGAAAGTCACCGCTTCAGACAAGTTGCGCTCCTCCTGGCGCACCCACACGCGGTCCGGTATAGACCTTAAACTGCTGGGTTTTCTCTTTGCCGGTATCCCAACCGGCCCTGCCAACATCCTTC